GCGAAAGCTGGTGCTTACGCTATGGGTAGAGCAATGGATGACGCAATTATTGCGGCCGCTTCTGGCAATGCATTTGGTGGAGTAGCTGGTGCTACTTCTATTGCATTACCTGCAGGACAAAAAATTGCAGTAGGAACTACATCTTTAACAGTTGCTAAATTAATTTCTGCTAAAGAAATTCTAGATGCATCTGACGTTGATCCAGACGAAGAAAAATACTTAGTTTGTTCAGCTAAAGAGATTACTTCTCTATTAGGTGATGACAAAGTAACTTCTGCTGATTTCAATAGTGTTAAAGCACTTGTTGCAGGTCAAGTTGATACTTTCATGGGCTTTAAATTCATTAGAACTGAAAGAATAGCCGCATCTGGAGGTGACAACCTTGCACTTGCTTTTACGCAATCATCAATTGGTCTTGCTCTTGGAAAAGACATTTCTACTAGAATATCTGAAAGAGATGACAAGAACTATGCAACTCAAGTATTCCTATCTATGACGATTGGTGCTACTAGAGTTGAAGACGAAAAAGTTGTAGAAATCGCTTGTAACGTATAATATACTTACAATCTCAACTTACCTTTAAAGGGCCATTGCAATATATGGCCCTTTAATATATTAAAAGGATATTATGGCTACAGAAGTTTCAATTTGTTCAAATGCATTAAGAAGATTAGGTGATGACCCTATTACATCACTTACAGACGATACTGAAAGAGCCAGACTTTGTAATTCATTTTACCCAGATGCAAGAGATGCGGTTTTAAGATTACACACTTGGAATTTTGCGGCAACAAGAGCATCATTAGCAAAATTAGCAACAGCACCCGCTTATGGTTATGCTAATCAATTTTCATTACCTTCAGATTGTTTAAGAGTATTAAGCATGGAAGAACCACATTTTATTTTTAAAGTAGAAAACGTAGCTACTCACGGTAGAGTATTATTAACAGATGAAGGCACAGCAAACATTATGTATGTTGCTAGAATTACTAATCCTACTTTATTTGACAGTATGTTTGTTGATACATTAACTGCAAAATTGGCAACAGATTTAGCATATCCAGTTACAAATTCTGTTCAATTACAAACCCAAATGCAGAAACTCTATGAATATAAACTTTCGGAAGCCCGTAGTGTTGATGGACAAGAAGGATTTATTGATGATCTTGTTTCTGACACATTTACAACTTTCCGAAGATAATGGCTAGAGTACATCCTTTTCAAACTAATTTTACTGCTGGTGAATTAACACCTAAACTTGCTGGTCAAGTTGATTTTAAAAAATACAATAATGGTGTTGAGATTATGGAAAATATGACAGTATTTCCACAAGGCGGAGCATCAAGAAGATATGGTACAAGATTTGTAAAAGAAGTAAAAGATAGTTCTAAAGTAACTAGACTTATACCTTTTGAATTTAATATAGAACAATCTTATGTATTAGAATTTGGAGATCAATATATTAGATTTTATAAAGACAATGGACAAATAACTTCTGGTGGATCAGCTTATGAAATAGCAACTCCATTTACAGAAAGTATGTTGTATGAAATACAATTTACACAATCAGCAGATGTTATGTACATTGTACACGAAACATTAAATCCAAGAAAATTATCAAGAACAGGTCATACATCTTGGACACTTACAGAAGTTGAATTTCAAAATGGCCCTTATTTAGATACAAATGAAAGTTCAATTACATTTGCATCATCTGCAACAGGTGTTGGTACAGGAAGAACTTTAACTGCATCTGGAACTGCATTTGGATATGAAAATAACGGTTTTCATTCTACTGACGTTGGAAGATTAGTTAGATTAAGAGATGGTTGGGGTGTAATTACTGGTTATACATCAGCAACAGTTGTTACTTGGGAAATAAAATTAGATTTAGGTTCTGCAACCGCTACAACAGATTGGGCATTAGGTGCTTGGTCTGAACATTCAGGTTATCCTAAAACAGTTTCATTTTTTGAACAAAGATTAATATTTGGTGGAAGTACATCATATCCACAAACTATATGGGCTAGTGAAAGTGGTTTTTATGAGCATTTTCATGCAGGTGATGGTAGTCCAGCAGATAGTTTTATTTACACAATAGCGGCTAACAAAGTAAACACTATTAGATGGTTAGCACCTGCTAGAGATTTAATTGTTGGTACAGCAGGTGGTGAATTTAAAGTAGGAAGACCAACTGGTGAGCCTTTACAACCCGACAACGTACAAATTACACAACAAACTACATATGGTGGTTACAGTACACAACCTATTCAAATTGGTAACGCTGTCTTGTTTGTACAAAGACAAAGAAAAAAAATTAGAGAATTAGCATACAGATTTGAAGATGATGCATATTTAGCACCAGACATGACATTACTTGCAGAACATATTACAGGTAATGGAGTTGTTGATGTTGATTATGCACAAGAACCACAAAGTATTTATTGGGCTGTTAGACAAGATGGAATATTATTAGGTTTAACTTATCAAAGAGAAGAAGATGTTGTTGCTTGGCATAGACATATTATTGGTGGTTCATTTAAACAAACATTTGATGCCGCATCTGATGTAACATCTAAAACAACTGATCCAAATTATAATGGTTACATTACAATAACAAATCATGGTTTTAACACAGGTGATAAAGTTTATTATGATGCAAATGGTGGAACTAAAATAGGTGGATTACAAGATAAAAATTATTATTATGTTATTGCAGTTAATGCTAACACAATTGAATTTGCAGATAGTTATGAACAAGCAATAGATAGAACTGTTTTACAAATATCAGCAGGTGTTGGAACTCATAGTATATCTGCACCATCTAAAGTTAAATCTGTTTGTACTATTTCTGAAAATTTAGAAAATCAAACATGGGTTATTGTAGAAAGAAAAATAAATAATAACATAGTAAAATATGTAGAATATTTAGATGATAAATTAAATATGGATAGTGCTTTATCTACAACTGTTAATGCTGACAGTACAACAATAACAGGATTAGATCATTTAGAAGGTGAAAGTGTACAAATACTTATAGGTGATGCAGTATTTCCAAATCAAACAGTATCAAGCGGATCAATTACTATTAGTTTACCTGCAAATACAGGTTATAAATCATTAGAAATTGGTCTTGGTTATATCTCACAATTAAAAACTATGAGAGTAGAAGCTGGTGCATCTGCTGGTACTGCACAAGGTAGAAAAAAAAGATATAATGAAGTATTAGTAAGATTACATAAAACTGTTGGTATTAATATAAATGGAGATCAATTACCATTTAGAACTTCATCTACACCAATGGGCCAAAATATTGCAGAATTTACTGGAGATAAAAGGGTAATTAATTTAGGATGGGATAGAGATGGACAAATTATTATAAAACAAGAACAACCTTTACCAATGACGGTATTAGGTATAACAGGAACATTAGTAACAAGTGATTAAGGAGTAAAATATGGCATTTCAAATGATACCTTTTTTAATGGCGGCTAGTACAGCAGTTACCATTATGGGTCAAAGACAACAAATGAAACAAATTAAAGCTAATGCGGCTTGGAATAAATATGAAAATGAATTGTCATTTCAATACGAAAAACAAAAGAAATTAAAAGAACAAGCAAAATTAATGTCTGCACAAAGAGCAAGAGTAGGTGCTAGTGGTGCGCAATTTTCTGGTTCACCTTTGCTTATAGCTAATGCAGATTTTGAAGAATTTGAAAATGATATGTTTTTTTTAGAAAAAAGAGTTTTTGTTAGAAATGCGGCAATGGATGCAGAAACAACTGGATTGCTTACTGCACAAAAATATAAAATGGGTGAAACATTATTATCTGCTGGTATGACATATAAAACATATAAACAAGATCAAGCGGCGGCAGAAAAAGGTATTGGTTAATGGTTTATCTAGTAAAAGTTTGGGAACATGATACAATGATATTTGAAGGATACACAAAGAAAATACCAAAAGCAGGTCAAGATTTTAAGGCTTTTAAAACTACTACTGATATGAATGGTGCAATAAAAAGTCATAGTTTTAGCCCTGCTCAATATAGGATTACATATGAAAATACCAAGATATAGAAGTGAAGGTGGTACTACTATTGATAGTAATAGATCATTAACTACAGGTACTCAAACAGGTGGTGCTGTAGCTAGTCTTGGTGTAACTGCAATAAACAAAGTTACAGAATACGCTAACAGAAAAAACTCTATTGATGCTAAATTAAGAAGATTAGATATTAATACTAATAAAGATTTATCTACAGCTATGATGTATGGTAAAACTTCTGATTTTCAAAACTCATTACAAAATAGACAAGATTTTTTAACTCCAGATAATTGGTTATTAGATTATGATAATAGTGCAAAACAATGGGAAAAAGAATTTAAAACTGGATTAGATGAGCAAACTTGGAAAGAATATCAACCTTTGTATTATCAAAAATTTTTTGAAGCTAGAAATGATGTAGTTAAAGCAGTTAATAATCAAAAACTAAAAAATGCAGGTCATGCTTTTAATGAAGCAAATACTGCATACAAATCATCTGTAGAACAAGCTAATTCATTATCACAAATAAAAGCACAATATGAATTATATACAGAATTACATTTAAAGAAAAATGTAGAAACTAATTTATTTGATAGAAAAACTTTTAATGAAGTTAAAGAAACAACTAAAAATTGGACAAATGTAAAATACGGAATGTTACAAGCTACTAAAGATTTAATTATTATGTCACCTAATGGTAGCCAAGAAGTTGATTGGAATAATGTAACATCAAGACTTAAAAACAAAAATTTTAAAATGGTTGATATTGAAGGTAAAGAATTAACTGTTGATGATGATTTAAGAAAAGAATTAATTAAACAAGCACAAGATGAATTTACAAATCAAAATTCATTACACACAAAACAAAAAGAAGAAAAAGATAAAACAACTAAAACAGATTTTGTTGATAGAATTATTGGTTTAGAAACTGGTACTAAAGAAGGTCAAGAAAATGCTAAAAATTTTATGGCTGATTTAGAAAATTCAGATTTAGAACCAAGCACAAAATTATCTATGAGAACTGCTTACAATGCCGCTTTAAATAATATGAAAAACGGTAAGAATAGTTGGAATAGTGTACAAGGTAATCAAGCATTGGCAATGACTACTTATCTAATTGGTTCTGGTGCTATGGATACTGAAAAAGAAAGAGAAGTTATTTGGGATTTAATGGCTCAAGGATTGTTAGAACCTAAAACAGCAATGAGTTTATATAAACAAAGTGGTGAATTAACAAAAAGCAGAAACTCATACAAAAAAGATATTACTACAAAAGCTACATCTATGTTAATGAAAGAAATAGGTGCTGATGAAGGTGTGTTAGGAATGTTAAATAATTTACAACAATTACCAGCAGAAGAAAGAACAGGTGCTTTATTAAGCGCATTAGATAGTGGAAAAATGACACAAGAAGCATACAATGCTATGAACAATATGTACAGATTACTTGCTGAAGGTGAACGTAAAGGATTTACATATGAAAATATGTTAGTCAATAGAAGACATCCAAATTACATTTTAAACGATTTAATTGAAACTTATAAAGGTACTATAAATGATGAAAGATTAAATGAATTACAAAATAAAATTAAAGGTATTGTTGGCCCAACAGCTACAGACCAATCTTTTTACATTATGCCTACTGAATACTTTGTAGGTAAAACACCAAGTAATGCTAATCTTGTTATGCCTCCAAGAAATGAAGGTGAAGATGTTATTACTTATCTAAAACGTGCTAAAAAATTAATAAAAAGAACAGATGGATTACCTAGTGTTATTACTGGAGAAAATGTTGAAACATTAGATGTATCTGATCTGTTTATAATGCCAGACTTTGAATAACTATGAAAATAACAGCTTTACAATTATCACAAGCTGGGTTTGATACAGACACCATAAAATCGTATGTTGATACCCAAATACCTCTTTTAGAAAAAGCAGGATTTAATAAAAAAGAAATATACAATAGTTACGGTATAGTACCTATTAAATCTAATTCATTATTAGATACTGATATGCAGGAAGACACAACTGCTATTACAGAAAATCAATTACCTTTAGGTAAAAAAACATCATTAATGAAATTACAAGATGAAGAAAATGCTAACACAATTAAATCTAACAAAACATCTGACGGTAAATACAATCTTAAAAACACTACATTTGATTTATTAAAGAATAAAGATCAAGCTAAAATTGTAAATAAAATAGATGAAGCGTATAAATTATTTAAAGAAGATGATGATGGTAGAGTAGGATTTATAGATAATTGGATGGAAAAATACTATCCAAACATAGCATATGAAAAAGAAAAATTTAAAGGTAGTGTAGATTTAACTTTAGCAGAAAGTGCATTGAATGATGAACAAGTTAAATTACTAGAAAACGCACAAGCTAAAGATGCTATTGCAGGTAACTTTGGTTTTAATCAAGAAACAGGTAGATATCTTTTTGATACAAATTTTGAACAAGCTGAAGATGAAAGAAAAGCTAATGAACCTGTTAATGTATTACATACAGCTTTTTCTACAGGTGCTAACTCAAAAACAATATTAGAATATGCTAAACAAAATTATGAATTTAATGATATGCAAATTATGTATCTTAATGAGTTTATGTCATTTGTTTCAGCTTTAGAAAGTAATAATAGAAATATTTACAATGCAGATGGTAGTGCTGGTGGTTTATTTCAATTTAGAAAAAGTGGTTTTAGAACTGCTTTAAATAGATTTGTAAACATAAACAGAAAAATCAATAAAGATTATGAATTACCTTATTGGGTAACAGAAGCATTTAAACATCAAGACCCAACAAGATTATCACCAGATGAACAAAAATCTTTAGCATTAGCTAACTTTTTAGAAATGCCTAAAAGCACAAAATACAATCGTGCTGGTTCAGATCAATTAATTAAAGCAATTGCTAATGGTGATGTTGATGCAATGAAAAAATTATATATTGAATATCATCATGCTGATTATGAAAAAGTAGAAGATATAGAAGCAGGTGTAGGACAAGAATATAGACTTGTTGATAATCAAAAATTAAAAGACAGAACTGACCAATATTTTGATAAATTTGGTACAGATAAATATGATTATGAAACTGCACAATTAGCTTATTGGGGTAATGACAATATCGTAACTAAAGCATTAGAAAAATTACCTGCAAACATAGGTGATAAAGTTTTAAATGCTTTTGGTGGTAAAGGTTATTACAACGTATTTACAAATGGATACGAACAATCTGTTAATGGTATGTTAGACAGATATTATCAAGTATTTATTGATGATCCTAATGCTGATCCTAAAGAAGCAATACAAAAAGTATTTATGTATCAAGAACAAAGATTTGATAAAGATATTGTTGCATCTGCTGTTACGTTAGTAAATGATTTACCATTTATGGTGGCAGGTTGTTTTGCGGCAGGTGGTACAGCTTTAGCTGGAAGTTTGGGTACAGCCGCACCTGCGTTACCTGTTATATGTGGTGCTGGTGGTTTTGCATTACCAGAAGTTATTAGATCATCTTACATGAGAGCAATAGAAGATAATTTTGTAGGTTCATTTCCAGAATTTTTAAGTCACTACATGGATAAAAAAACAGCATTAGTTGCTGGTAAATCCGCAGTAATTGGTGGTGTTACATTTGGTGCTGGTGCAAAAGTTAAAGCATTAACAGGAAGTACAACAGCTAGATTAGCAACAGAAGTAAGTGTTATGACTACATTAGGTGCGGCATTAGAAGGCCATGTACCTACAATGAGAGATTTTGCTCATGCTACGGTCTTGGTCTTTGGAATACATGGGTCAATACGAGGTATGAAAATGTTTAAAGACATTTATACTGAATACGGCAGACACCCTAGAGATGTAATTAAAGACATGGAAAAAGACGTAACTGTTAGACATCAAATAGAAAATGGTCAAATGCCAACTCTTTACGAACAAGGTGCTAAAACAGTTGTAGAAGGATTAGAGAAACAAACTAACATTAAATTATTACCTCCACCAAAATTTAAAAACAATGAAATTGTTAATGTATCCACATCTTCTACAGAAGTTGGTAGGGTAATTGGTAAAGAAACAATTGGTAATGAAAAAGTTGTTATAATTGAAAAAACAAATGGTGCTAAAATACCAGTATTAGAAAGTGAAGTTAGAAAAGCACCAAACAAACCTATTGAAGTAAAAATAGAAGGTGACAAAATTAATATAAATTTTGCTAAAGACACATCATTTGCTGAAAGAAAATCTAATGGTGAATTTAATGTTAATGTTGTTGAGGTTACAAAAAATGCAGATGGTATTTATAAAGAAAATTTATCTAGTATTAATAAACAAATATTAGAAGCAAAAAAGAAAAATCAAGAAATATATAAAAAAGAAAGAGAATTAAATAATCAAGATGCTAAAGTTAGTTCTAAAATTTATAAAGAAACTGCTTTAGAAGTTAGAAAAAACAATCCAGAATCTACTGTTGCTGATATAAATCGTGCAGTTTCAGAAAAATTATCAACTAGAACAAATAAAAAATTAGAACCTTTATTAATAAAAATAAAAGAATTAGAAGTTAAAAAAGAAACTGTTTTTAAATCTACACCAGAAATTACTATAAGAGATACAGGAAGCGCAATAAGAATAGTTACAAAAGATGGTAAGACAATTGCTAATGAAACAATAACTATTCAATCTAAATTTTACCCAGAATTAGCAAAAAGATTTAAAGAAAACAAAAAACAAAAAACAGAATACAATAACGCTAAAGAATTAATTACTAAAGAACGTAATGGTTTATCTTCAATTGCTAAAAAAGTTGAAGTTTTATTTGCATTAAAAGGCAATATTGAAAAAATGATTTTAAGAGTTGGTAAAGACAATGTTGCTATACCAAGATCAGCTTATGAACAATTAATCAAATTTACTGAAAAAGGTGAAATTAAAACTGCTGAAATAATGGGTAGTGAAGGAAGACAAGTTATAATGATGTTGCATCCAGAAACAGGTAAGATTTTAGCAACTATAAAAGGTGAAAAAATTAATGGTGAAATAGATGCACAAGCTACAAATTATTTTGATAATTTTAAAGAAAAAGAAGGTGTACATTTTGATAGAGTAAATAGTAGTAGAGATGGTGATAACTGGGGAATACCTAGAGATATATTTACACAAGAAAAGAATTTACCAGCAGACTACGCAAACAATTCTGCGGCATGGAAAGGTCTATTTAATTCATCAAAAGGATTAGACTTAATTGATCTTGTAGAATTATACAAAGCATTTGTTAAAAAATCACCAGAACTAAATAACTTACCAACAGGTCTAAATGGTTATTTTCAATTTAAAGGCAAAAAATCACCTAGAATAGTTATCAATGAAGCATTACAGAAAAACCCAGAACAATTTTTAATGACGTTTGCACATGAGTTAGGACACTTAATTGATTACTTACCAAATGCTTCTTTATCAAGAGGTAATATATTAGGTTCTATAGCCGCTTTAAAAGGATACATGAACAAATGGATTGATGGTAAAAATGAAGGTGCAAAACCATTAAGTGCAAAAGAAATAGAAGCTATTAAATCAGCCGCAATAAAAGAAGCAAAAGCTAAAGAAAAAGAAACTAATGCAGAAATTAAACAGTTAGAAATTACACCAGAAACTATATTACAAATTTTTAGAGATGCATCTGCTAGAGATAAAATTAATCCAGATTTTTATAATGCATTTATAAAATTAGACGGTGCATTAAAAAGACAAGTAGTTAAAGATGCAATGAAGGGTTTAATGTCACAACACATGAAAGCTATTGCAGATAAAATTAATGGCAAACCTACTGATAGCAGATTAACTAATGAAGCATACAAAATCTTTAAAGATAAATTTGAAAGAATAATTAAAGAAAGAGGATTAGTTAATAAAGAATGGATTACAAGTGAATTAAAAAGTCTATCAGCTAAATGGAAACCATTTGATAGAAGTGCTAGAGCAGATTACACAGCATATAGAGATGGCCCTAGAGAACTAATGGCAGATTTTATGATGGCGTTTATGCTAAGACCACAATGGGTTAAAAACAATGCACCTAGAACATGGGAAATGTGGATGCATTATATGGATGCTAGACCAGAAGTAAGAGCAAACTGGGAAAGAATACAAATTGATCTTAAATCTGGAACAGACAAAAGATTAGGTAAAGTAGTATCAGACATAGGTAATATGTTTAGAGAAACTAACGAAGCTACAATCAAACGAATAGAAAAAGATTACAAACCAGATTTAGCTGATGTTCTTGGTACTGAAGCAATTGATAACTTTTTTTGGATATATAGAAGATTTAGAGGAACTGGTAGTGATAGATGGCATAGTCCATTAGCAAAAGAATTAAACTGGTCAATTGAAAACTACAGATACCGTCATGCTAAATTAAAAAGATACACAGATGATATGATGCGTAAAGTTGTAAAACCAGCAGAAGAACTAGGATACAACAGTATTGATATTGGTACTATGTTATTTTTAAGAAACATAGCTGAAAGTTCACAAAGAAACAAATTAGTTAATTCATTAGGTATTATGAAAGTAAATCCAGAATTAGCAAAAGTATTAGGTAATAGAACTGCAAAAGAAATATATGATTATTATGTAAAATTACATCCACAATTATTTGAACTAACAAATGAGTTTTACAAAGTTAGACAAGAAATGGTTATTCCAGAATTAAAAGAAAGTGGAATGTATGACAAAGAATTAATTGCTAAATTAGAAAACAACAAAGAATACGTTACATTTAACGTAAGAAAATATTTGTTAGAACGTATAGAAAAATACGGGCCAAACTCAAGTGCTACAAGATTTTTAAAAGGGTCAAAAGGTACGTTTGATGACATTATGAATGTATTTAATGCAACACTTGAAAAAGATATGTTGTTAATGGTTGAAGCTAAAAGACATAGAACAATGGCTTTAACTGTTAAATGGTTAAGAGAAAATAAAAACTGGATGGAAGCATATGGCAAAAAATCTGGACAAGCATATAGACCAGATAGAGTTGTTTACAAACCTAAATTTATTGGAGAAGGTAAATTAGAAAAACCAGCTAAAGGCATGGAGCAATTTAGCTACATGAAAGATGGTAAGATGCAACATTGGCACGTTAATAAATTTGTAGCACAATCATTTAAAGAAAATCCAAACGGTACAATGATGATGTACAAAATTATGACAGGAACAGGTGATGTATTTAGAAAAATGTTTACTGAATATAATCCTGCTTTCTGGCCAATTAACTTAGCTAGAGATTTAAACAGATCAGTTAAATTATTACCTAATGCTAGATATATTGATATTGCTGGTATGGGTAAAAACTCATTGTTTAAATATTATTTTAAAGCAGTTAAACCTGCATACCAATCTATTTTTAAAGATGGTACTGAACTTACAAGATGGATGGAAAGTGAAGGTTTTTTAATCTCTATGAATGAAGGATATAGAGGACAAGCAGGTAGTAAAGCATTAATGAAGGGTCTTGATCCAGACACATATATGCTTGAAAGATTACTTGGTGATATGCAAAAGAAAAAAGGATTTGATAAATTTTGGAATGATACATTTGGTCATTTATTTTCTACATTAGGTAACTTTGCTAGAATGTTTGAAAGAACACCTAAAATTGCAGGAACTATGTATTTAAAAGATGCAATTAAAAGAGGTGATTTAAAAATGAATGATAAAGAAATGATGTTAAGAATACAATCGGAAGTAGGATCACCAAACTTTTTAAGACAAGGTAGATTAAATGCATTTACTAATAATTTATATTTATACTCTAACGCATTTAAAGAAGGTTGGAGAGCAGATATAACTAGATTTAGAGAAGACCCTGCATCAGTTGGTGGTAAATTTATAGCTTATAACGTAATGCCTAAAATTTTACAAAAAATGATGGAAGTAGGATTATTTGGTGTTTCGTTAGGTATGGTTTACAAATACGGTATATCTGATTGGGATAAGATAAATTACATTCCAATTGTTTTAGGTGAAACACAAGATGGAAGACCAGTATATTTAAGAATACCACAAGACGAAACATCTAGATTAATTAATGGATTTTTATACAAAGCAATGAGTATTGGTGATGATGGAAAGACAAGTACATTTGAAACACCTGCTGATTTGTTTGGTTATTTAGGTAGTTCTGGTTTACCTTCTATGAACCCAGTATTTAGTTTATTTGGTGATGTTATTGGATGGATGAATGGTACTACTCCATATGATGATTTTAGAGGAACTACAGCAATTGATAAAACAACTGACAAAGCAGATGATGCTAGAAAAAACAAAGAATTATTAAAATGGTTTTTTAATACTTATTCTGGTCAAGGTATATATAAATTTAAAAGCAATAACTTTGAAGAAATATCATCAGAATTAGAAGAAATGCTTGATATGCCAGTAGTAGGTAGAATACTTAATAGATTTGTAAAAATTGGTAATAATCCAATAGTAGGATATATGGAAAATTCTGAAGGTGGATTACAACAATACGAAAAAGAAAATGCTCAAGTTACACTTGATTTTAGAGAAGCTATTGAAAATTTAACTACAGGTGAGCCATTAACCAATAAACATAAAATGGCATTATTAGCAAGAAGTGAAAGTTTAAAAACTAATAAATTATTAATTGACAGATTATCTCAAATGGCTGGTGGCACAGTATTGTTACAAGATTTTTTAACTGAAACAGACAGTAAAAAACAAGCAATTATGATTATGAAGTTAGTTGAGTTTATTGAAAAAACTGATAATACGTATCCTATTAACTTTATTAAAGAACAAAAATCTGATAAAATAGAGGAATAATTATGACAATTACTACTACTATTATAAAAAACAGTTATTCGGGAAATGGAAGTCAAACAGTATTTCCATACACATTTAAAATTAATACGGATGCTGATATACAGGTTCTTGTTAGATCATCATTAGGTACTGAAACATTAAAAACATTAAGTACAGATTACACAGTTAGCGGTGCAGGTGATGCAGGTGGTGGTAATGTAACTATGATTGTTGCACCTGCAACTGGTGAAACATTAGTTATTAGAAGATCAACTACACAAACTCAAGAATTAGACTTAGTAGAAAATGACCCTTTTAGTGCAGAAACAGTAGAAGGTGCATTTGATAAATCAGTATCATTAGTACAAGAAATTCAAGAAGAAGCAGATAGATCAATTAAACTATCAAGAACAAACACTATGACATCAACTGAATTTACAGTTGGTGCTACAGAACGTGCTAACAAAGTTCTTGCATTTGATAGTACAGGTGAATTATCAGTTGCTCAAGAATTAGGGCAATTTCAAGGCAATTGGTCATCTGGTGAAACATATGCTCAAAGAGATATTATAAAAGATACATCTAATGGAAACATTTATATTTGTATAACAGCACATACTTCAAGTGGCGCACAACCTATTAGTACAAATACTGATAGCGCAAAATGGTCATTATTAGTTGATGCAGAAAGTGCAACTTCATCTGCAACTGCGGCGGCGGCAAGTGCAACTGCGGCGGCTACATCTGAAACAAATGCGGCTACATCCGCTACTGCGGCGGCAACTTCAGCTACCAATGCGGCAACGTCTGAAACTAACGCATCAACTTCAGAAACAAATGCGGCGGCTAGTGCAACAACAGCATCTACTGCGGCAACCAATGCTCAAACAAGCGAAACTAATGCGGCTACCAGCGAAACTAACGCCGCAACTAGCGCAACAAACTCATCAAATTCTGCTACATCTGCGGCCAGTTCAGCAACAACAGCTACCACAAAAGCTAGTGAGGCATCTACATCAGCTACAAACGCCGCAAGTTCAGCGTCATCAGCATCTACATCTGCAACTAACGCATCTAATTCTGCGTCTGCGGCAAGTACATCTGCAACCAATGCATCTACTTCGGCTACTAATGCCGCTACTTCAGCGACATCTGCGGCTACTTCTGCTACTGCGGCTGAAACAGCATATGATAATTTTGATGATAGATATTTAGGGCCAAAAGCTAGTGACCCTACATTAGACAATGACGGTGATGCTTTGTTAGATGGGGCATTGTATTTTAACACAACAACAAATGTTATTAAATATTATGATGGATCAAGTTGGTCACCAGTTGAAGCAGTAGATACATCTAATTTAGCAACAAATGGGTTTAGCATTGCAATGGCGATAGCCCTGTAGTATAAGGATAATATATGGCACAAAATTTTAGAAGATACACAAGCAATGATGTAGGAACATCAGCATCAACATTATTTACTGCTGACAGTTTTGATACTGTAGTTGGTATATCTGTTGCAAATGTTACAGCTTCTGCTGTAGTAGCATCTGTATATATCAATGATGGTGCTAATGATATTTACTTAATTAAAGATGCACCTATTCCAGCAGGTTCATCACTTCAAGTTCTTGATGGTGGTGCAAAGTTTGTAGTTCAATCTGGTGATGCTTTAAAAGTAATATCAGACACAGCTTCATCTTTAGATGTTTGGGTATCAACTGTAGATGCAATAAGTACATAGGAG